AATACCGTTTAAATATGTAGATGAGGGTACGGTAAATAGAAAGCCAATAAGAGAAGGAATTAAAGACTATTATAAAATTACTCCTATGGGTAAATGTGTTTCAAGCGTACATCCTAAAGGAATGTATTTTGGGACGTATAAGCAGCACCCAGAAATGGTATCAAATACTTGTATTGCTGATAGTGGCGGAGGGATAATGTTACATCATATTGAAGATGGATATTTAACTGATAATGAATATAAAATTATTGGAACCTATCCACTTGATTACAACTTTAAAAAGATAGAACCAAAGTATTTAATCGGAATGAGTGTTCCCCCAGTAATGACAGCTCAAATTGCAACTGAAATTTATAATCAATGGTTTAAATAATAAGAAACAAATAAGAAAAATGGCTAACGAAGAAAATTTAATTCCCGTTCAATTAGGCGAAGTTAGAAACCCCAATGGAAGACCCAAAGGGAGCAGAAACCGTAGCACAATAGCACGCAAATGGCTAGAGGTTAATCAGTCGCTTAAAAACCCATTGACTGGCGAGAATGAAACGATGAGCCAAGAGGATTTGATGACCTTAGCATTGATAAAAAAGGCTAGGGATGGCGACACAAACGCATACAAAGCATTGATGGATTCAGGATACGGAGCACCTATTCAACAAATCGAACAAACAAACACTGAAATAGACTTGTCAGACCTCACTACAGACGAATTACGGGACTTATTAAAGGATGATGAATGAACGTAAGGAATATGCTAAAAAGATGCTTAGGAATGAGCTTTCAAGACGTTCACTATGGGAGTTTTGTTTGGCTTATGACCGTACTTTTTTCCTAAATAGACCATTCCTTAAAGAAATAGCAGACGCTTTTCAAGAAATTGAAGAGAAAACAATCAAAAGTTTAAGCGTTTCGATGCCACCTAGAGCAGGTAAATCGTATATCACTTCGTTATTTTGCGCTTGGACGATAGGAAGAAACCCGACTAAAAGCGTTATGCGTAACACGTGTACGGCTACTTTGTTCTTGAAGTTCAGTTATGATGTTCGAGCAATCGTTAAGAGTGATAAATACCGTTCTATATTTCCCAATGTAAGCCTATCAGATGACAAATCGAACCTACAAGGGTGGAATACCAATACGAGTAAGCAAGTAGGGTATTTTGGAGCTGGAGTTGGTGGCACTATTATCGGGTTTGGAGCGTCAAACGTTGCAATCACGGATGATTTATATCGAGGTATTGAAGATGCATTATCCGACACTGTGAACGATAGAATCAATCAATGGAAGGAATCAACACACGATTCACGATTTGAAAGCGGTTGCGCAAGGATTGACATAGGCACCAGGTGGAGCTTAAATGATGTAATAGGGCGAAATATTGAGTCAAAGATATACGACAAGTCAATTATTGTGAGTGCTATGAACGATGCTGGGGAGTCATTCTGTGAGGACGTGCTAACAACAGCTGAATATATCGAAAAAAAGAAACGTACAGCACCTGAAATTTGGGAAGCAGAGTACCAACAGCAACCCGTAGACATGAAAGGACGGTTGTTTAATAACCTTAATTTCTTATCAAAAGAGGAGTTTGCCGAAATCACGAAATCGAACCCTATTGAAGGTTGTCTTGGCTACGTGGACGTTAGTGACCAAGGTACTGATTATACGTCAGTTGCAATTTGTGCAATTGTGAAGAAACAGCTGTTTATTGTGGACTATTTAATGACTAGAGATAATACCGACATTACGATACCTCAAACAGCTGCAATGTTGGATAAATGGAACGTAAGTTATTGTAGGGTCGAAAGTAATTCGATGGGCGCAATGTTTGAACGTCAACTTAGAACGATAACAAGGACAAAAACACTACAAGTGCATAACACGCAAAATAAGATGACACGCATAATAATGAGTTCTGCTCACATAATGAATTCTATGATTTTTATACGTAATGGAGACAATCAATCCGAGTTATTTATCCAAAATGTACTAAGTTTTAGTAAGGAAGGTAAGAACAAGAATGATGATGCTCCAGACTGCTTGAGTGGATTATCTATATTTGTTCAATCAATGTTTAAAAAATTGTCTTAACTTTGCTTAAATTCTAATCAATTCAGATGGAGATAAATTTTTGGGAATCGTTTTTTGGCGTTAACAGCGGTCAACAAAACAGATTCATAAACCAATTCAATAGACTAAAGCCTATACAGAACCAAGTGTGGGGTGTAAAGAATGCCATTTGGATTGATACGAACAATGCGTGGGAGTGGTTTCTAACGATTCCTGAGTTTAGAGCAGTTATCGATAAGAGAGCCTCTATGATGAGTTCAAACATACCGAAGTTATACGATAAAGATAACGTTGAAATTACGGAACACTGGTTTTTAGATATGGTTAATCGCCCAAACCCTGTACAAAGTTGGTCAGATGTTGTCTATTCACTATCTGTTAATGATGCGCTTTATTCAAATGCTTTCGGTTATTGCCCGTTACGAGCGTTCAACCAACGTAATTTATTCGTTCCGTTACCTAGTAATAAGATACAAATCCAAACGAGCGGCAAAACGCTTAAACAAATGGACGTAAACGGTCTTATTGACGGTTATAAGTTCGAGTATGATGACAACGAAATCGAACCGTTGCCTATTGAAGATGTTATTTATTTGACAACTACGGACGGTATGAACATCATTAAACCGACAAGTAGAATCGATGCATTGAAATATCCATTATCAAACATCAAAGCAAGTTATCACAAGCGTAATGTACTACTTGAAAATATCGGTGCGATAGGTATTTTATCCGCTCAGAACTCAGATATTGGAGGTGCTATTCCTATGACTCCAGAAGAAAAAAGAGAGATACAAAAGGATTGGTACAACCGTTCAAAAGACGAAATAATAATCACTGAAAGTCAAGTTAATTGGCAATCGATGTCATATCCTACAAGGGACTTAATGTTATTCGAGGAATTAACAGCTGACAAAATGGCTATTATAGATGCTTACGGAATGAATGCAAACCTATTTTCAAGTGAAAAGGGCAGCACGTTTAGCAATGTTAAAGACTCGATTCGTATGGTTTATACCGATACAATTATTCCTGAGACTCAGCAGATGTATGACTCAATTTGTCACCAATTAGGACTTGATAAGGAGGGCATACGTATAGAGGCGTGTTTCGACCATTTGCCAGTACTTCAAGATGACGAATTAGCAGAATACCAAGCATTGACTGAGAAAGTGACAGCTTATAACCTATTATTAACAGATGGCGTTATAACAAAAGAACAATATGCAGCTGAATTTGGATATACTTTAGAACCTATCGACAAGGCACAAGCGCAACAAAACGGACTTATTCAAGCACAAACGGAATTAAGAGGAACAGTAGGTGGTTTAAACGGTATAATCGCACTTAATACAGCTGTTGCAACGGGACAAATGACTAACGAAATAGCGGTTAATACCTTAGTTAATTATTATGGATATGACCGTATAGTCGCTGAATCAATGATAACGGCAACGCCTGAAACACCTCAAACACCACAAACGTTTTAACTATGAAATCAACTAACTACCAAACCAAAGGAGCAGCCGAAATAAAGGATATAAGCTCCGATAAGCGACAAGTGGCAATATACTTAGCTAAGTTTGATAATATCGACTCAGATAACGATATGATTAAGAAAGGGTCATTCACCAAGTCTATTCAAGAACGAGGTCCCGAAAGTTCTTCTAACCGTAAAATAGCATTCTTAAGATGGCACGATTGGGAAAAACAAATAGGTAAATTCAATCAAATTGGAGAAGATGAAATAGGTCTTTATGCTGTTGGTCAATTAGGTAATTCAACAATCGGTGAAGACGCTTGGAACGATTATAACGATGGAATAATTCGAGAACATTCAATCGGGTTTCAATACATTCAAGATAAAATGAAGTGGATTGACGACAGCACATTACCGTCGCAAGGTTACTATCAAATCTCGGAACTAAAATTATACGAAGGTTCTGCTGTAACGTTTGGAGCAAATAGCGAAACGTATGTAGTAGATGTAATGAAGAGCGAAGATAAGGTAGAAAAGGCGGTTAAAATCTCAAATGATATTGATTTGCTTATCAAAGGTCTCGCAAATGGTAAGGGTTCAGATGAACGCCTTTACGAAATGGAAATGAAATTAAAATATTTGAATAGTCAGATGCTTATACTCGCAAAAAGTGAACCGTTTGTTAAAGAACATTCGCCAATTATCGAGCCAATAACAGTAGTTGAGTCATTCAATTGGAGTGAAGTAATAAACAAATTTTAACTAAAAACAAAAAAAAAAGTATGGAAAATTTAACACCAGAACAAGTAGTTGAAAAAATCAACGAAAAGTTCAACGCAACTTTGGCTACAATGCCAACTAAAGGAGACTTTGACGGTCTTAAGAATGATGTAGACGCTCTTAAAGCATTAGAGGTTAAGAGTCAAGAAATCGAAAAAGCAATAGCACGTTTCGAGGGTAAAATGGAGGCTATCTCTGAAAAAGGTTTCAAATCTGAGCGTAAGCCACGTTCATTAGGTGAAGCTATTTCTCAGGCGTATGTTTCTAACATCGACAAAATCAAAGAAACTGCTGAAAAAGGCGGAATGATGTCTTTAGAGACTAAAGCTCTTTACGATACAACTATTGATGGTGATTACACTGGTAACATCGCATTGTCTACATTGGAGGCAGGAGTATCTAAGATTGCTCGTCCGATAATCAAGATTCGTGACATCGTTAATATGGGTATTACAAACTCTAAGTTTGTTACTTACATCTCTCAAAAAGTTCAAACTGTTTCTGAATGGGTAGATGAAGCGGGTAGTAAAATTTCGGGACAACCTTCTTACGAAGAGATTTCAGAAGAGGTTAAGAAAATCGCAGGAACTGTAAAGATTTCAAAGGAAATGCTTGCTGATTTATCTTTTGTTCAATCGGAAATCAATACTGACTTGATGGCTTCTATTGACCAAGCTATCGAAGATGCTTTATTGAATGGTGCAGTTGGTGGAATCAATGGTATCTTGACAAATTCAGTTACTTTCTCAGCTGGTACATTTGCAGGAACAGTTGTAACTCCAAACATCTCAGATGTTATTAGAGTGGCTATTTCACAAATACAAAAT